GTAAATTTTTCGTAGAAAGATAATGAGTTTATTACATTAATTTGTGCTTTAAATATAGGTGTAGAATTCATGAGAATAAATGATATTTAATAGAATTCATTCCTTTTAAGATGTAATCAAGATATAAACGATATCTTAATTTTTGAAGAATTTCCCAAAGTTAAGTCCATTGGTATTTAATCAAAAAAAGGCATAAGAAAAGAAGGGCCACAATATAAAATCGGCCCTTTTTTTGCGTTATTTGAATAGTTTAAAAATCTTTTCGACGATTTTCAACAGCAATTCAATCAATTTGTTGATTCCAGATACATTAATTGTGTCATTTTTGACAGAATCTGAACTATTTCCATCGTTTTTATCGTTTTTTGAATCATCTTTTCCGGTATTTGAACCATTTTCATCCTTTTTAGGCTCGTCACTCTTTGGATCAGACTTGTAGAAGTCAATATCATGATAGATTACATCTTTGTCAAATGGATTCGAAGTGTATTGATGTATAACTGCAATATCTGAATTGTCTGAATTGACATTACCATCATCCTGATTCCATGCTGCAATCCACAAAGGATAGTCTGTATCTACATATTGTCCAATCCATGATCTAGATGTATAAACACCAGTGTAATAACCTTGTGACTTAAAATAATCACAGAATACTTTGCAGACCATCGAACAATGTTCTTTTGTCAATAATCCGTTTTGTTCCTTCCAACCCGGCTCTCCAGGCTTCGTGCTAGAATCCTCCATATCCATCCACACACCAAGTTGGATATTTCTGTTTCTGATTAATTCATGTGTATACTTGGCTTGTTCAAGTGCAGTCTCTTCATCGCCGCAATAATCGTAACAATATACACCATAAGGAATTTTCAACTCTTCGCATTTGTTCGCAAAATACTCAAATTTCTTGTCTTCAGTTGTCCACCAATTTGAGCGCAAAATCACAAAGTCATACTGCGACAAATCTATGTCCGAACTGTTATGTTCTGATAAGTCGATTCCATATCCTTTTACATTTTTAGTGTAATCTGTTTTAGACGGGTTGGATGACTCTGGTGTAGAAGGTTTTGTTTCTTCCTTCTTTTCTTCTTCTGGTACAGTGAATGTAGCCCACATCTTACTCTTATCTTCGGTTGCGGACACTGCAACAAAGATTTTTCTATCACTATCTTTATAAACTACATAACGATGACCATTGCCAATATACTTCCAATAATATCTGATTTTATCTCCGCTGTTGTATATTTTGCATACATTGCCAGTTGGCGAGTCGTAACGCGCTCTAATGCCATCTACAGTGAACGTAGCTACACCATCTTCTTGTACAAGTTCAATTGTATCACTTGGATTAGCATCATCTTCTATTGCACTGAAAGTGGCCCACGTGTCTTTTCCTTGAACTTCGCTTCCTGAGATTGCCATGAGTTGAGTCTTGTCTTTATTAACCACCCATCTATGGCCATTAGCTACGACTTTGTAATAGTATTCAAACTGATATCCTTTATTTACTCGTTTCAATACATTTCCTGTTGGACTGCCTTCACGAATTGCAACTGAATCAACAGTTAAAGTAGCAATAGCGTGTTCTGCAACTAAATTGGCTGCATTAAACACTGTAATTCCTGAACCGCTTGTAGGATTACTATAGCCTTTGTAATGCAACACCCCACATGATCCATTGTAAGTCAATGTTTGAATATTTGCAGGAGACAGGTTAGTTCCTTGATTCATTCCTAGGAACTGTCCTGTTCCGTTACCATTGTCTTTAATCAACATCGCTACATGGCCATAATAGGATCCTTTGTACCAACCATAAACTGAATCCCAAATAAACCAATCTCCAGGGTGGCCAATTTGTTCGAAATTAAAATAATCAACATATCCAAGTAAATCTCTTCGATACCAAATTTCGCGTGCTCCTCCAGAACCTCCAATCGCTCTTCCAGGGTTTGGATATCCAGCTTTCTTTAAAAACTCTTTGAAAAGAGTTACACACTGATTGTAGTATCCGCCTAGACCAGATGATTTGCCTAACCATTCTTTTTTAAAGTCATCTTTTGTGAAGTAGTTCATAATTAAATCTCTTCCGGATTGATTTTCTTGTCAGCTACTTCTAATCCTTTGATTAGAATTTTTGGAACGTCATATCCTGCTTCAACAAAGTTCTCAATAATTGATCTTGCTTCATTAACGGTCAAGGAAGCTAAGACGAACCATCCTAATAGAGTTGTTAGTGTTAGATCAACTCCGATTGTTTTGCCGATTTCGATAAACCAAGCCGAAATTGCAAAAGCGAATACAATCATTAACCAGTATCCTAGCTTTTTCAGAACTCCGGTCCATCCTTTGCTGCTATTAGTCTTATGATTAATATTTGACTTCATCCAACCTGTAATCCAGTCGATTACGTTTAATAATAAAAAAATGGCGAACAAGAACCAGTGTTCACCAAAGATAAGTGTTAGTAATGCAATAATTGCACCACATACATTGTTGTAGTAACTTGTAAAAACTTTCATTTATTTTCTCCGATGTCATATATAAAAAAGGCTAGATATTCTAGCCATGTTAATAATTTTCGCCAGTGATTTGTTTATACTGATCAGCAGTAATTATTCCTTTTTCACAAAATTTTCTTACCTGTTTATCAGTATATAGTTTTAGATCATAAAATCTTTTGATTTTTTCAAACATAGATTATGCCTCACTTTCTTCTAGAAGTGTATCTGTCATCATGGCGGTGTACATGACTTGTGCCTCAATCTTATCCTGTGCCGTTGCTTGTTGTTCTGGATCAACAACTTTAGGTTTATCTTCTTCTGAAACCTCAACCACTTTACCATTTACATGTTTGTAGTTATATCGACCGTATTTATCAACTAGTCCTTTTTCTAGATACATACCTTGAGCGTGAGCATATTTATCTCCTTGCCCCCGGTCAATTTCTGTCATTGTTTGAATTTCTTCTTGCGATAAGAAGATTTCTGAATTAATAGATGTAATGTTATTTTCTGAATCTTTGTTAATATATACTCTTACCATGCTTACTTCTCCTATTCATCATCATAAATTTCTGCGTCTAGATAAAATCCACCATTAGGTGAAATAGCATAATTAATTGTAGCAATTCCAAGTGCTTTCAATTTATTCTTTAATTCACTTGAAGGATTTAACTGTAATTCTTTATAATCGTCAACAAAGACACTGATAATATCTGATTTGTTAACTGTGATTACAGTGTTTGTTCCTGTATAAATAAAACCGGCTAAATTCATCTTATTGCTATTCACAGATGGTTTATAAGTTCTCATTGAATTAACCTCCGGAACATTAATGTAGATAGTGCCGTTTGAAACATAACCGCTTCTAGCTCCGACAATTGGTTGGAAATACCACATACATTTCACGTATTCTTCGCCATAAATTGGATGAATAAAAGCAGTAGAGTGTTTACCTTTTTCCAATTTAATCCATTCGATCGTACAAGCTCCATTCTGTGATGTAGTACCGAATCTGATGATACTTAATGGAGTACTTGAACCATCAAGCGTTAGCGTATGGATTCCATTTGTTGTGATTTCTTTTTTTCCAATGAGAGCTTCTTTACCAAGAAGACTATCTCCGCCTTTTTTCATAGCTTCAAGTCTAAAAGAACCTACAATTGAAGAAACTTTTACAGAAATTGTAAATTCCTCATTTAATTCAGTATCCAAGATTTGGCTTATATAATTCTCTAGAGTTCCTGCAGAGTTAGTTGTTGAGCTTCCACCTTTATAGCTTATCCCATTACCTAATTGTTTTACTGTAGTATTGTAAATTTTCCATCTATCAAATGAATAATCTGTTTCGTTGTATGTTGTAAGTCCACGTTGATTTACTTTAAAATCCGGATTAATCAACAAATTCGGATTACTGAATTTAGTCCCTAAATAACTTGCTAATTGCGACAATAGCCCTTTTTTCAATCCTGCGCCATTATGCACAGGTAATAAGCTTGTATCTGTAAAGCTAGGCAATGCGTCTAATTCCGTGACTTGTTTTCCTGCCATTCTCTATTCCTCCTTGACTTTATATGTCCAATCCGTGCCGACTTTTCCACTTGCGACCTCGTAAGACCAATCCGCTAGGATTGTATTTCCTTTTTCATCCACTAAATCTTGAGCACTTGTTGCGTTTAAATTTGTGGTAAAGTGGTTATTCATAACCATTTGATTCAATGCGTTATGTGATGTGGTTACAGACTTAATTTTAGAGACAAGCCACTGAATAGAAGCTTTGTCTTTAAACACGAAAGCCATATACTAACCCCACATTGTATTTAAATCGTTTGTTGTAATCGCCGTTAATTCTGATTCCTTAACATATGCCGATAAATCAATGTCTGTATTACCAATCTTTTCAAATGTTTTTGTTTCTGAAAGCCAAATATACTCATCATAAATATCTTGCACTCCATGTGAATGTGCGACTAAATAGATAATGCCATTCTTTCCTGTAGCAGGTAAACTATTTACCTTTTCATATTTAATAGATGTAATATTACCGACTGCCGAATTAATCAACGATTGTACTTGTGACTGTGTTTGATATCCTTTGCCTGTAACGATTGAATTTACTTGCGTAGATGTTTGAAAGTCACTGTCATTCGTTAATTGCGATACCTTTGTAGGTACTGAAATATCTACGTCTTTTGAGCTTGGCTCAACTTTTGTACCGTTAACCTTTACAGACTCAATCACATTCGCTTGAGCACCACTTTCGATACCACTTAATTTGTTTTTTTCTGCATTAGTATAGTCATTTGTCGATAAGCCTTTACCACTTACAACATTAACTTTCCCACCTAATTCAGATTTAATCTTACTAATCAAGAGTGCCAATCCACTCTTATCTAAATATTCAATAGCCATTCTTTTTCCTCCTATAGACTATTCCATAATTCATCTAGTTCGGATGTTGATACAGATATTACAGAACCTTCTGCCATAGCTCCGATATCTTCCGGAGTATATACCGGTCTTGTTTCTGCTTTCGCCCACGTTGGAACAGTTGGGTCTATTTCTTCAACCTCTCCAATGATTTCATTGCCATTTAATTTCGGCTTGTTTCTGAGCTTCTCATAATCCGTTGTTCCTACATATTCTTCATTTAAACCGAGTTGAATATGATCTGATTCGTCTTTAACATCGATTTCTATACTGTTTACCAGAATCATGTGATCACTTCCTTATTTAATACACTATATACATTAACTGTTTTTATTGGTGAAGCCATCGCTATGCCGTCATATGTAATCATTCTTAATTGAATATTGCAATTTCCGTTTTTAAAGCTTAATGTTTCTTCCTGGGTTAAAAGAACTGAAATAACATTGTTTTCGACTTTTAAATCCGTCATACTTTTTTTCAGTAAATTTCCATTTTGTTCAAATACCACATAGATATGTTCCATATCTGCTAAATCAATATTATTGACCGTGATTTGAAGTGTTGGCGTTGTTCCTTGTCTCATTCTTTCACCTTATACGTCCATTCCTCACCTACATTTCCGGAGTCAACTTCATATGCCCAATCCGCTAAGACTGCATTTTCGTTCTCGTCGATCAGACCATTTTCTGAATCTGATAATAATTCAGTTTTAAAATGATTAGTCAGAATCATTTCCATTATCTTCTGATCAGCTTCACGGATTGAAGCTCCTAATGTTTTCTTTGCGTTTCCTTCGAAATCAATTCTTGCATCAACTATCTCCGCATTAGCATTCAATGAGCTTTCAGTTGAAGATATAATTGCATCAATGCGTGTAGTTAATTCATTCGCTTTTTTCAACAATGCCAAATATTGACCACGCACTGCGTTACCAGCATTACTATAGGTAATGCCATTACCGCCTACACGAATATCAATTAACTCGTTCAGATTTGTCTGATTGCCATTAGTGATTGTCAATAAATCCAATCTATGCATAATGGTGTCATATTTCTGCTCGATATAAGCATCAACCAATTGTTGCCAACCGTATTCACTTGGATCTACTTCAGTTGTTCCGTTTGGCGCTCTCTTCACGATAAAAGCTAATTCATTTGTCACTAGCTGCTTATTACCGCGAATCAAATGAACTGCTAGTTCAATTAATCCGTTTTCCTCAAAAGGCTTTCCTGGAATATAAAAGCCATCTTCGTCAGATGGCAATACTTCTTCATGTAGTTTTCCTTGATTTAAATATCGAATATGAATTTGTGATGTATAGTCATCATATTTGCTTCCATCACTTTTCAATATAACAGGAACATTAACAGACCCTTCACATGTTTCTAGCCCTTTAATGGCCACAAGTTGTAAACCGCTTCTTAATAATTCCATCAAATCAACTCCTTCCTATACGTATTTTGCATCTATTACAATTCCATTAATCAATGTTAATTGCAATTTTTTGGTAATAATCGTTGGCCCATCAGAACCGTCTGCATAACATTTAGGCCTGAAATATCCTAATGGCGCAGTTCCGATTGCCAGTAAATTAAATGGTCCGCCATTCGCGCCACCACTTCTACCCTGGTTTTGGCCGAAGTACTGACCATTGTAGTACATGGCTACGTGGCCTTTACCACCTCCCATGTTGGAACCCCAAACTGCGATATCTCCATTTTGTGGAGTGGATACGACATCACATGAATTCAACATTCCGTTAGAAGCGCGTTGAGTCCAAATATCTTGAGCACCGCCTGTGGCCGTGCAGTTCGCATATGAGTAGCCTAGCCACTTCATGTAGAATGCATATCCATCCCAACATTGTGCTCCATATGCACCGTCTATATCATGACTTGTGCCATTGTACGTATTCACAAATACTGAAAAAGGTTGAGCCATATTACTCAACCCCTACTACAATTCCGGCTTCAACTGTAATTGATTTTGTTACAGTGTAAGTACCAGTGAGCCCTTTTTTACCGTCCAAAGTTATGATGCTAGCACTGTCTGAAATAGATATAGTTGAGTTTTTGGTCTGCATTCTAACATAGTTTTTGGTCACAGAAAAACTATGTTCACCGCTTGAAAGTAAAACTGTGCCATCATCGCTAACCGAAACACTGGTGTCGCCACTGATCAGTGCCACACTATGCGATAGATACTCGCCATCATGTTTAAAAGAACGAAATGCTATTCTTTCGGGCAATCGAGTACCATCTGAATCAATGCACTTAATATCAGACCAGACGGAGCCTTGTGTGACTCCCTCAGCACGTGGCTGCATATTGATTTCTGCGCCAACATTTATGTCTTTAACAGTATTAAGAACACCTTTAAATGTCCCATCATTCATTACAAGCTCACCGGTATCCATATTCAAATAAAAGCTGCCGCTCTTATCTGAAAGAATGCCTGTAATAATCGCATTCGCAATCAAACCTTTTGGACCAAATGCATTACCCCATTTCCAATCCGTTCCATCTTCGGTTCTTGTATCAGAGAACTCTAATCCGCTAGTTCCATAGCATGTTGCTCCATACGTTGGACTACCTGGATCTAAATCTTCCATCTTCATGGCTCTGTAATCCATTTTCTTTGCAATGTTTCTTTGAGCGTATAAAGAAGCTTGAGTTGCATCAATGATTCCTTTTATCTTTTCTGCAATCAAACTAGATGTTTTCTTGTCAATCACCTTTTGTGCTGCCTGAATAACGCTGTCCGCGTTTTCAAAGTACTTCGTTTCATAATCACCTAAAGTCATACTGTCATATTTCTTTAAAATGCAATCGTAATCACATTCGATTAATCTTGCCTTTGTTTCGATATTCAACTTTCTATGCTTAATATGAACTGTATCACCAAAACCAATTGAAACAAGATTCTCAAAATCTTTATAAGCATCCAGCCTTGATAAATCGACAATATCAACCTTATACGTGATATTAGGAACATCACAATTGGTCTCAGTGAAATAATTGGCTGCTCTTTTTCGCAACACTTTATACAAATCTTCTAAAGTATCGCAAACTGTAATTCCATTCGATGCATCATCTTCCTGTGCATCTTCTTTTAGCTTTACGTCATCAAACTGGATAAAGTTCCAATATACATCTGGATAATTATTGATATAAGGAGAATCAATACACTCCTCATTGGGCAATGTATATCCATTGTAGGCTTGAGGATATATCCTAGTGATTAAATTTTCTGTGTTGACGACTTCCTGAACGCTTTTCAAATTGTATCCGAACTCACATCTAGCGCCTTTATCTGAACCAATTCTTTTGTTGATTTTGATTGTGTAATCGTCATAAACGATTTCTCCACCCCACCGATTCATAAATGTATTGTCTGCATTCCCATTAATAGCCTGCAGACGATTCATTTTATTAAAATAGCACGTAGAAATATCTGTGATATCCGAAATCCCTTTAAAAGACGTTCCACTTAAAATTGTATTTAACGCATCCTGGCCATTCATATTCACACAGCGAGTATCCCACAAAGGCGGTGTTGTCTTGACCATGTAAAAAAGCGGATACGATGTTACCTGAACATCATAATCCGCTTTGTCTACATGACGAATAATAAACAATTGATCTTTATTGAATAAAGTTGGAACTTTTAAGACTGCTCCATCAACTATATTTTCTGAAATATCATCAATAGGATGTATTAATTTAACATACCATTCCCCATTCAAAACAACGTGCATAACGCAGCTAGATGGATGTAGAACATAATCGCCATTCTTTTCATAATTCTTATTGAAAGGCTTATACAATTGGATCATAGTTCGCACCTCCAGTTTGGAATCACTTCACACTTAAAATTGCCACTAACAGTAATCGAATTCGAACCTTCAATTAGATATAAAGACTCAAAATCACCGCTTACCTGGACATTCTGCAAATCACCATTTTCTCTATATGCTACACAACGCTCGGTATCAATATAGATTGTTCCTGATGCATTAACTGTCATCTTATTACCATTTACAGACAAATCACATTGTCCTTCACCGCTAATGATATAAACAGGATGAGAAACCGCATAAGGATTTGTCTGCACCATTCCACAGCCATATCTATCTTGTCCAATATATAAATATCCATATGGATCACAAGTAAATGTGGCCACAAAAGCATTAATTTCTTTTGTGCTTTCTCTTGAGATATCACCAAATTCAACTTTTTTGATTTTATAAAAGATTTCTGAATCATCCATCATCATAAGAGTCTTAGATTTACGAATCATTCTTTTATAATCTCTAAAAGTTTTATTCAAGTATTCTCTTTTTTCTTTGAAATTAAAATTGATATTAAATGTAATATCGTCATAAGTACCTAAATCTTCGAAATACTTACCATCTCTTCCAGGAATATCATATTCTTTGTAGTTGCGCTTAGGAGTTACTATATCCGGCCGTCTGACCGGATATAGTTTTTTCCGAACGCAAGATACGTTATCTAAATAAATATCAAATGAACTCATTCTATGCCTCACCCCTCATATAAGCATTAGATACACTTCTAGATCCAATAACTCTTTCCATAGATGAAGCAATATTACGACCATCCAATGTTGTAGTGTTGTATACAACAAACGTTGGATCATACCGATAATTCGTACTATCAGTAAACGAAGGATCCATTCCAATATCCATGATATCCTGTAAATCTTTGATTTGGCTTTCTACTCTGCTTTTGTTTCTGTCAATTCCTGTAGCTAATAAATCCATGAAGTCAGGCATCCACTTATCCGCATCGGCCAAAGGACCTTCATCTGGAACAGAGAAATGTAGATTTTTCTTAATAAAGTTTGTGACTCCACTAATCTTTCCTTTTACCCATCCAGTAAATCCTTTCCAGATACCACTCGCAAAGTTTGACATCATGTCCAATCCCCATTGTAAAAATTGACCAGGTAATGATTTTATCTCATTCGCAATATTTTTAACCAGATTAACTGCTGCATTCTTCCCTTTTGAAGCAAAATCTTTTGCCCAATTGACAATTGCAGACAACATATTACTAATCCAATTTTGGAAATTGTTTAAACCATTCGCAAAATTCTCACCAAGATTTTGGAAAAAATCGTTGATTTTCTGCTTCACATTATTGAAGCCATCCGTCCATGATTTTTTAAAGCCTTCCCATAACTCAGATACTTTGTTGCAAACGGACTCCCAAGTTTCCGTCAAGAAGTTAAGTACTTCATCCCAGTTTTGAATAACTAATATAATGGCCATGATAGCTGCAATAATCGCAACAATTATCGCAATCACAGGAGCTGCGGCGGTCATTAAAGCTGCAACTCCACCTGCTGACCATCCACACGCTGTGCCAACCGCCAGTATCAAAGGAGCAATCGTAGTTAAAACCGCAATAATCCCAATAAATACCGCAATCATTTGTTGAGCTGGTTCAGGAAGTTCACTAAATATCTGAATAATTGTAGTCAATGCTTTTGTAAATTCAGTAAACACTGGCATTACTGCCTTTGAAAAATCGGCCATGGCCTCATTGTATTCATCTTGGGCTTTGTTTGACTCAACCAATGCCTTGTTGTTCTCATTCCATGCATCTGCTGATTTCATTAAGCCTTGATTTGCCATTTCATCCAACACTAACTGTGCACGTTCTGAATTATCTGAACATTGTTCTAATTTTTCATTGAATTCATCTTCGGATGTTCCAGCCCAATTCAACATATCCGCAAAATTACCGGTAACTGTACCTGTCTTGATTGTCTCGTTGATTGACTCAGCCAAACCGTCGATTGGAATCGAATCACCATACCGGGCCCAGGCGCCAATTGCACCTTTAGTGATTTGCGTTAACTGACTTTGCTCCAAACCAATTGCCTGCAAGTTAGCTGTAGTTGTTGCTGCGGATTGTGTATCGCCTAACACTCCAATAAGCTGCTTATAGGTCTGTTTTGTTTCATTCGTAGTGTAATTTAAATGAGAAGAAGAAACTTCTAAAGAACCCATGATTTTTAAATACTCTTTAGATTCTTCAACTGCTCCTTTAATATTCTCAATCATATCCGACGCAAAGTCAGAAGCTATTTGAGCTACTTCTAATTTTTCAAAACTTGTTTGTAATTGTTCTACGTCTGTTTTAGTATCATTTGACACATCTCCAGCTTCCTTAGTAGCCTTCGAATAATCTTTGACACTTGAAGCTGCACCATCTGCACTAGTTTTTAAGCCATCTAATTTAGTATCGTTATCTGATATTTCAGATGATAACTTATTGGCATATGCAGTTGTCTCGTTGAATGCAGTTTTCAACTTAGAAATTGTTGATTCCGTATTCGCATAAGCTTTTTCTGCTTTCTGAACCTGGCTTGAATTCTCACCGTATTCATTCGTCAATTGTTGAATTTCTTTAGCTTGTGCATCAAGATAATCCGTTTGTTTTTTTATCTGATCCGATAAAAGTTTCATTTTATCTGACTGCTCATCATATTGCTTCTTCAACACTTTATTCTTTGCAGTCAATGACTCCATACTATCCGCTTGAGCATCAAATTCACTTGATACAGCTTTTAATTCAGACCCATACTCTTTTAAATTTTGATTGATTTTAGAAATGGATTGATTAAATTCAGATTCACCTTTAATAGAAATCTTTGGACCAATATCATATCCAGCCATATCATCACCTCAAATCCACATTAATATATTCTGGCTCTATATATTCGTCGGCATATCCATCTAGAATGACCGAAGCATCCGTTAAATCAGCTAAATAACCTAACGGCATCACTAGAAACTCATTAGACGGAATACCAATCTTATAGGCTTTTACCATTAAGTATTTGCTTGAATCACCTTGAAGCTTTTTTTCTTCTTTTTTTTTGAAGATTTTAAAGGCTTAGCCTGGATTTTTCTTTCTTTTGATTTGGAAATACATTTCTTGATTTTTGCAACAATTGCCTTCAATTCTTCTGGATCAGAAGGAATCAAGTACCCAATTGTATCTTTTGGAATCGGCTCCAATAATCCATCTTCGCCAATTGGTGCTCTATCATACTTTTGTCGCATGATATTCATAAACGCACATCCTGAATCAATCATTAGATAAAGCATGCTGATCATCATGTTTGCAGCTTCGGCCACATCCTGACCTTCTTCAATCTTTTTAGCAGCTTGCGCAAAGTTTCCCATTTGAGATACGCAAGCTAAAGAAAAAGACATTGGATATCTATATTCTCCAATGTCAATAAATTGAATATTCATGTCCATAAGTCACCTTATGCAACGATATTTGCCTTTTGTTTCAAGTACTCAACTGCTTTTGCTTCATCATGCAAGTCTGCGTAGCATTGCCATGCATGGTCACCTGCTGCATCACGCATCACGGATCCTGTAATTTCAGGCAACTGCCAATCAACTGTATCTTCTTTAGTTTTCGCAGAACCACCTGGAATATTAAATTTAACGCGATTAAACCAAATTGCACGATAGAATTCTTCACCGTTATTTTGATGCAGTTCAATAAGCCCACATCCAACTTCAATTGACTTCGTATTATCATCAAATACATATTCCGTTACTGATTCCTCACCAACTGAAATTTTATTTTCTTTAATACTCAATAAAAGCTTGGATGTAGCAGGCATCAATTCACCAGTGGTAATAGTCAAAGTTCCTTCTTTGAACTCTCCACCTTCTGATTCTGCAATTTCATTGTCTAAATATAAATTGTTATTGTCCGTAGTCGTAATATCAAGGCTATACTCACTCATTTTTTCTGGAATAGCTCCTTCTGAATAAGTTGTAGCACCGCCTGTATGACTATATTTCGCAATAACTAGTTTTGATAAACCTTTTTTTGCCATTATTTGTTCATCTCCTTTTTGAATAATTCATTCATTTTACTGTCCATTGTTTCAATACTCTTTTTTCTATATTTTCGAACTGCACGACCTACAAAATCATTTTTAGGACGAAAAGACGTTCCTCTCAAAATTGATCTAGCAATCAATGGTATTGGAACACCTCTTGAATACTTTTTCGTTTTATGACTTGAATATCCGGCAAAACCAACTTTGATGTTGATATCATCGCCCTTGCTCTCCATGTCTGATATTCCAAGACCTTTCTCAAGAGCTTTTTTCTCGTAGTCCATAGGGCCTTGACTTGCATGATTGGATGTCTGTAATGATTTTATCTCGCTACGAATACCATCTACAACCACTCCAGCGCCTTCATATAATGACATCTTCATGATTGGAACTACATCATCTTTTTCAAGCTTCTGCAGTTTATCAAGATATTCATCAAAATCATTAAATTCAATTTTGGCCATCAATACTCCCAGTCGAACGAATAATGAATGTAATTTGAATTTGTTTCGTATTCAATATTAATTATATTGAATGGAACTCCGTTGCCGTTAAACAAACCAATAACATCATCCACTAAATCATCGAACTCGACTTTTGTATAAATATCCAACGAACCTTTTAAAATGATTTCATCATGCTGATTGTCCAAAAATAAAGAATCAGATTCTCCTTCTTCTTGCCAAACTATATATCTATCGCCTTTATCTCCTGTTGCATCATAATGGTAAATTTCATTAGTGCTTGTATACTGCAGTAATTCTGCAAATTCTTTAAGCTTCGAATTCAAACTTTTCATTTAAATGCATCAATGTAAGCTTAGTGATTTGTATACCATTATCATCAAATGTATGTTGAATCTGTGAAATCTGATACTGTGTACCATCTTCCAAAACCACAACATCGTTATATGTAATTGAACGATCTCTGTAGATAGATACAGATTCATCCAGTCTGTCCTGTGCTTTTTTAGCTTCATAAAACTTTGTAACACCAATTACTTCATAGGAAAAATAATAAGAAGATTTAAGACGTAATTTAGATACAGGCATAAAGCCTTTATCCTGCACTAATACACGCTCATAAATCTTCAGCATTCCATCATCAAAGGTCATTATCTTCCTTTTTGTGACCACAGGATATTGTTCAATTCATATCTTAGAGATCTAGGCATAGCTAGTGTGTTGTCTTTTGTAGCTCTTTTTCTAAATAAGAATGCTGCATAATCAATCTTGGCCATATAATAATCAAAGGAATCATCATCGACGATTCCTTCTCTTGTCATAAGGGAAGCAGCTTGCTTCAACAACACTTTTAAATATTCATCGTTGGCATTTGTTGGAGGCATTTGGAGATTCTGCTTCAGGACAGTTAGTTCAGTATCTTCTCCAAAATCCATTGTTTATTACCCTTTTGTGACTTTTACAGTATAAACAAGTTTTGACATACCATTCTTAACAGTAACAACTAAATTCTTAGTTCCTTCTAATGTTAATTCCTGGCCATTATTGTATTTCTTTCCGCCATACATAATAGTCACTGACGCTCCTTCTTGAGCTGGAACTGCATTTACAACGGCATTTGCTGCAGTTGCGCTTACTTCATATTCGTAAGTGTTTGCATTGAATGCTAATGTTTCTGAACCAAGAGTCAATGATGTTAAAGTTGCATCATTCGCATCATCTGCACGGAATGTTGCTGATGTTACTGGTGCTTTACCGTTGATTGTCATCACACCGAATCCTTCATCGATTGCAGGTTTTCCATCGTAACGAGCAACTCCACGGAATACTGTCTGGTTATCTAAGAATTTAACGTGTTCTGACTGATCAATCTTAGCCCCTGCACGTTCGCCTAAAGAGTATAAATCAAAGTGTCCGAAAATAATATTGTCGTCTGCAATAAAGTTAAGCTCAACAATTTCACCACCAACGATAGGCATAGTATTCTGCATTCCCGCAACAATGGCACCATTCATATCTGCATCCAATGATTCTGCCATCAATAATTTATGAGTCTTTTCATTCATTACCCATGTTAATCCAGCAGATGAATAATCATTAATTACACAAGTAGACTTTTTAATGATGTCTTTGAATAATTCTTTTCCAGAAAGGCTAGCATTACCTTTTAAAATATTTGTTGTATGTAAATCTTTCCATGCTCTTGCCGTTGAAGGATAATCATTTGGACGCGCTTCCTGTGCTAATCGAGTTACGATACCTAATGGCATTTTAACTCCGTGCCCAAATACGATAGCTTTATCCAATGCTTTACCAATTGCTTTACCAATCGCGTTGATAATTTCTGCAGCTAAATCTTCATCACTGTCTTCCAATACTGCATTGCATACCGCAAAGAATCCAGCAACTGCGTATCCATCCATCTCAATGTTATTGAATTTCAAATCCATTTCATTCAATGATCCACACATTTCAGTCCAAATACCTTCCGGAATATCTCCCATGATATTTTGACGAGACGTTCCGCTTACGCTCTGCAAATTAACTCGTGAAATCAATTTAGAATTTTCTTCGACCTTTTGACGAATCAACGGCAACATGATTTGTGGAATCGTTAATCCAACATTTTCAATTGCACGATGCTCTTTAATGCATGTTCTTACATTCGCTAAGAATTTTTCAACGCTTTCATCTTTAAAGAAACGATCACGTTCTTCCATTGGCATATTGAAGAATTTATTTCTTACAGTCATTTTCTGTTGTCCTCCTCTGTTTTCTTCTTGCTTAGGGTCATCTGTTGGTTGTTGAGATTCTGCTTCTTCAATTTCTTTTTCGATATCAGCGATTGTCTCTTCCAACTCTTTCTTTTCATCTTCGTATTCTTGTTTTTCTTCTTCTAATTTTGCTACTTCTTCTTCAACAGCTTTTTGTTCTTCTTCTGTTGAATCATCACGCAATTCAGAAATCGCAACTTCTAATTCTTTCGTGCGCTTTTCAAAATCAGATTCTTTTTTTCTTAATTTCTCAAGATTCTTTTTCTGCGTATCTAATTTTTTACGCAGCATTAAAACTTTTAACATGCTTATTCTCCCTTCAATCTCTTTAGCATTTCTTTTTTTCTTTGTTCTAATTTTCTAGAACGGATTGTGTTAAATTCCTTTTTTCGTGCAGATACCTGTGTATCTTCATACGCAGGGAACGTAACTACAGATACTTCATACAGATTCACAGATTTAATTGTCCAATGAACTCCATTTCCACTTTCTGAATATTCTTCTGAAGTAATCTCAAAGCCAAAACTACATTGATCCACATCACCACGTTGCACACGAGCATATAGATTCATCGCATCCTGGTCTGATTCATTGATTTCAACTTCACCCCATAGACCTTTGTCATCAACTCTTAAAGTTAATGTTCCTGATTTAGTGCGCCCTAAAACCAAACGTGTATCATGGTCAATCAAACAACGAATATCATTATCCAGTGCTCCATCAAAAGCATGTGGATCTACACTTTCAGTAGCTCCATCCCATAACTGATAATTGGAATTGAATACCGCAAAGTACCCATTGATATACTTTTTTCCATCTGCATCTCTAGTTTTGAATTTAGATAAAGAACTTCTCATCTGATATTTTTTATCCATTATTCTCACCACCTTTTTCCAATTTCTTTTGGTCTCCTATCATTCCTTGTGGAATATAGTTTTCAAGTATGATCAATTCATCTAATCCATCCATCGGAGAATATCCTAGTGAATCTCTAACTTCATTGCCTGTCACGATTCCTCGTGTATACAAATCACATCCCACCGTCGAGAGTGTCTGTATGTCATAGGCATAAAGCGACCTATAATTGAACCTAAAATACCATTCAGGCTTGATAAGCAAACTTCGAGTAAGTGCCTGTTGGATGCACTCACAAATTCCTTTGATTCTTGTATTGATCCAGTTGTTCCATTCCTCTTTGTTGAATTCTCCAGCACCTAGTACGAATGCTGGAACATCTAAAATGGAAGCTACTGTCTTTTTGTCCATTTCAACCGAATCTTTGATTGCTAAATCATTCAATGATAATGGCTTTACTGTAACCACATCAAATCCATCTGCAGGAATTAGCCAAGGCTCTCCTGCCTGATTTGATTCAATGTATTTATCCAAAAGCTTTTGCCGTCCATCTGAATTAGAAAATTCATCAACCATTCCATCAACCTTAACAATTAATGATGGTTGCCATTTTGATTCCATGAAGCCTTTCTTTGTGGCACTTGCTTGATCTAATGTTTCGGCCACGCTTCGTAAGGATTTACGATATCCCACACCTTTCCATGGATAGTTTGGATCCGGATTAATCACGATATGAATTAAATCTTCCGGAAAATATTCCTTTCCGTTATAAAGAATGGAATATCCAAAATCACCGTTTGGAACGAATGAAACACTTCCGGGATTCAAAGGATAGATACCTTCAATCAGTCCGGATACTGTTCTTGGATACAGAACACAGTTTCCGTCACCTTCCAGCAGCAGAGCACGAACTATAGAAGACATCCATGTCATTCTCGTCATATATTTATTTGGATGGATATCCACCAAATTAGATAATGCATTACTTATTCTTTGGTCACCATTCTTAGAATTCTCCATTAAATGGATTGTCATACTTCCAATTAGATTGGCAATCTTATTAACTGCACTAATAATTTCAGGATTCTGTGATAACGGTGTATAACCGGCTGACAATAAAGATTCCCAATTCACTGGCATTACCGCAGCATAATTCGACCTTTTTTGTGGATCTGGTCTAATATTCTTCTTTTTTTTTCTCCTTGACAAAATAAGCCTCCTAATCTAAGAACATCGAAGCAGACGAATTCTTTTCTTCTGCAATCAATAATTGTTTACAAGCGATAACTGAACAATCGAATAAATCTATACGTTGGTTTGGCATTACTTTTTGGAAGCGAACAAAATCATCACTGTCTTCAGTTGCTTTGACATTTCCAACGCAATACTCATACGCAAGATTATGCACATAATAAAATTCTTGAAGATTAAACTTTTTCTCGATTTCTCTAAAAGCTTCCGTTTTTTCGACGTACAACTGTTTCTGATCACGAATTTTAAAACCAGCTTTTTTCATTTTTAAAATGAATTCACGTGAATACCTTCTGTCGTATCCAATCCATCGAATCCTAAAGCCTCTGTCTCGAACTTTTATGAACCATTGAATTACATCTTCATATTCAATTACGTTCGAATTACAGCATGTTAGCCATCCTTCTTCTTCCCACCAGAATACCGGGATGTTATCTTCATCCGATTTCTGATATGCCGTACTACGCGGAATAAACGCATGACTGATGCAGATATCCACTCCTTTATATCGGCCATAAATACAAACACCAGTTAAATCGTGCAGTTTGGATAAATCCGCACCGCCATACCATTTGATAGGAAGTTTAGCCAACTCATCAATCGTCCAATTATACTTGGCATCGGATGTCTTCACGACATTCATATCAAAATATGTATCAATTTGATTTGTAAAAACATTCAATGATTTTGCGAAGAAATCTTTTCTTTGTTGAGGGTCGTTCTGCGCCTGGATCGCATCGTTCATTAAGTCTTCGGCACGAACAGATTGACCAATACCAGGATTGGCCATTGCCTGAACATCTGGATTCATGTAATCCAAAAACTTTGCGCCTTCCTCATTTTCCGTTAGATCGGCTTCGCAAATAAAAACGAAGTATTGCTCATCGTCTACTTCGCCATCTAGAATCTTTTTACAATATCGAACTCTTTGCGCTAAAAAACTGTTTGGATCATCTCCTGCAGTTGAAATACCAATCATTAATTTGTTCGCGTAGGCTTTCATAGCTTCTTTGAACAAATTGTATTGTTTCGGCTTTTTAAATGCGTGAACCTCATCTGCAATCGCAAAGTTACAGTTAAATGAATCTTGCGCATCTGGATTTGTGGCCAACGCATTTAATTCGAACATTCCATCAGACATTTCTGCTTTTATAGAATGTTCGTTGTTGTTGTCGATAATATGAAACAAACCGCCATCCTCATCCGATTCTCCCATGTTTCTTACGTTGTATTTCAGAAAATTGAATGTTTCCAATGTTTGTTTTAAGGCTGCGGCCACAACATAAATCTTGGATCCGGATTTTCGATAAAGCAATCCAACCGCATACGCTAATGCTGCAGAAAATGATGTTTTAACATTTTTTCTAGGAATAAATATTAAAGCCTCATGATATTTCTTTATCTTTGTTCCTTTTCGATAGATTCCAAACAGGTTGTAAATGATAAATTTATGAAAAGGCATCAAAATAAAAGGAGTACCTCGTAAAGGTTCTCCGTCTTGTGTTTCTCCCTGCATGTGGCAAATTGTTTTTTGAATGATTGAAATAATAAAGTCTGCATCCTTTGGATTGAATTCATATCTTTCATCTTCCAAATCTCTATAAAATCTATCAATTGCTTTTATACGATAAATATTGGCTTTGATTTTTCCACTCTTACAATCTTCACAATATTTTTGTACTTCTGAAAAATACTTTCCATTATACACTACTTAACACCTGCGCCAATCTACTTTGTTTTGCGGATTCAAGTCCGTTTGATTTAATCGCTTTTAATCCTTTTGGAGTCAATCCTAAAGTTGTTTCGATTGTAAGAAGATTCTTTTGAAGAGCTTCGATGGCCAAATATTCTGCAGTCTTACGAATATTCTCATTTCCGGATTTATTTTTAAAAGTCTCTGTCACTTTGCACCCCTCTTCGAACCACTTTGCATACAACAAATCGTACTGAAATCGCATCTCTGCATACCTATGAATTGTTACATCGAACTCTTTCTTGTAAGTTCCAATTTCTTGCATATATAAAACTGTTTCTTTAAAAATTCGATTCGTTTTTCTGCTGACAGTTGCTCTGTTCATTTTGGCCATCACCCCCTTTTTTCAAAAATTGCTCAGAGTTGGAAAGATGGATACTCCCCCAGGGAACCAATTTTCATGTCAAAAAAATTTAGGTGGGGGGATTTCTTTCAGAGCAATCTTTTTGAGGCTATCTCATCCAAATCCACACCTAATTCTTTGGCCACATCACGTTTATCGTAAGCTCCAATCAAATAGAGCAGATAGATTCGTATCAGCCTACATAGTTCATCATTAGATTGCATAATCTTTTTTCTTCTTTCTCCAATCAACTCCTGGAATTGTATGTCTTTTCAATTCTTCACCAAGCTCAGTCAATGCACCAGTGCTTCTGTTCTCCAACTTATTGTGCTCACCTACGCTCACACTAATTAGGTTCCAATCGCAGAACCGATATTCAGGATATTCATCTGCTGGATAGATATGATGCACAACTTCTGCTTCTACTCTTCTGCCATATCGCTTTGATATCTGACAAAGATATCCATCTTTTCTAAGAATTGATTCTCTTTTCTTTTTCCATCTCTTAGTCTTATAATCCATGCTTTTTACCTCGTGAAGACAGTCTAGCAAGGAAACTGTCTACACCAAATAAAAAAAGCACATGTGCGTGCTTTCATGTGTAAAATATTCAACGCTTGGCTTGTCGAATTTTTTACGCTACTAATATACCACATTAAAATGGTGGCCAATGGCTACTCTTTCAAATTTTTTGTATAATTGATTCGAAAAGGAGGTACATTATGAATTCATCGAATACAAAAGCAAACGTTCCGTCCAATTCGCAAACACGTACAGGACTTGGATCAACATCCCCAAAAAGACCAAATCCATCTACTACGAAAAAGCCTAGATAGGCTTTTTTATTTTGGTTCTGGAATAATCACAATCTTAATTTGCTTATCTACATTCACATATGCTTCCACATTGTCGTTGTTCTCACATTTATTCATGGCTTCATCAAACGACAATTTTTCTAGTCCTGGAAACGGATAAATAGAGAATTCATAATTTTTGCTTTTTTGATTCTCCCATCCCATGCAACCGTGAATCAATAATTCGCTACTTTTCAAATCATATACATATACAAACAATACTTCATTTCTATCAAACAGAATGGTTCTAACTGATTTAGGAGTAAACTCTCCATTTCCGAATGAATCTTTTCTAGCTTTATTTATGTAGCCTGTATATTTTCCAATAATCCAAGGAAATAAAGTAAATGATAGAAATATCGTTAAAACTAACGTTGACGCTACACTTGCTACAAGATTCCATTTCAATACATCTGTAAACAAAAAACATAATAATAGATTTATCAATGAAAACAATCCAAGCACAAATACTTTATCATTCGAATCATTTTCACTAATATTTATTTTGTTCAAATTATCAAGAATGTAGTAATTCGCATATCCACATCCACCAGCCGTGATAAAAGCTAAAATCATTTGTTTTAATAAAACTTCCATGTATTCAACCTGACTTTCTATAATATATTTTTAATCATAGCATGAACATGTTTCTTTAATCCACTACGACTAAATCCATATTTATCTGCAACTTCATACTGTGACATTCTAAAGAAATACAAATCACACATGATGCATCTATCCTTGCTTGATAACAATTCAAAGGCCTTGCATTCGTTGATTCTCTTTTGATAATAAGCAATTTCACGCTCACGCTCTTCAATCGTTTCTAACAATGCAAGCTTAGATGTAAATGTTCTTTGATATGTCGGCATAGGCAAACTAGATTTCATTTGTTCTTTAGACAGTTCCTCAACTGAATGTGATAAACCTAACATTTTATGATTTAGTTCTTCTAGTTCTTCATTCAACTCGATGATTCTATGGCAACAATAGTCCAATGATTTAAAATCCCCAATAAACTGTGCGACTGTTTTTGATACCTCAATCATGTGAAACCTTTTCGATACCTGAACAACGTGCCCATGGTGTTCCAGACGAATATTTACTTTCTACACGCTTTCTCAAATTGAAGACTGTTTGATTTAAACCACAGTTTTCTCTTTCCAATTTCGAATATTCTTGTCTGATATATTCAAGCTGTTTTAATCCTGCTTCACGCATTCCACCATTTTCAACATCATATGTCATGATCTTAATTAATTCAGTTAAACAATCAAATGCATTCTCTGCAGTTTGATTATGCAATACAACTTTTTCCATTCTTTTCCCCTTAATACAACGAAAACAAAAAACAAACAAATTTAACAATACTTGAGATAATCCATACAGTTCCGCCTACAATGGCCGTAAACATCCATATGTATAAAACCCCAAACAGAATAATAAATACTAATCTCCAATTAATCTTCATATGCTGCACTCATCGCTTTTTTTAACTCCATGTATTTACACATATACCAATCAGATTTTTCCATGTCCTCTTTCCCATTTTTATTCAATGCTCTATATCTGTATTTCCAAACATTGCACAAACAAAAATTTGCGACTACTGACATTCCAAATACTGCAACCATTTCATCGATGCATTCATATGATCCACTCTCATAATGTTCTGGATGATTGACTGTGTCTTTTTCTTTTACCATTGTGGATATCCTCCTTCACTGTATGACATTTCTCTTTCCTGGTTAACATCATTATTTTGTGTTTCTTCTTTCTTGTCTAAGAATTGTAAACTTTCAACCATCACATCACACGTGTAGATTGTTTCACCATTATTATTTGTGAATTTTCCTGTCTGCAATCTTCCGTCGATTCCAATCAAAGAGCCTTTCTTCAGATACTGGTACATTAAATCTGCTGTTTTGTTCCAGGCAACACAACTAATGAAATCTGCATCCGGTTGTCCTTGTGCTTTCACTTTTCTGCTTACTGCCAATGTGAATTTACAGATGCTTGCTCCATTTGGTGTTTTCCTAATCTCAGGATTCTTGGTCAATCTTCCTACTAAAATAACTCTGTTTATCACTCTTTCTCCTCCTTTTTTCTTTGTCAAATAACCTTAAATTATTTTCCAAAATCAATTCTGCACTGAGAGCCATAGTTTAAAGGCTCTCTGTACATTTTTTTGAATTAAAAACTTTTTGTGTTTTTTAATGCTTATTTTGTCCGCAATACAATCTATTTTCTATTAGCAAACTTAGTGAAGAAAACACTGAATCAACATCTGTAAACCTTCGATTTAATTCACGCATTGATTCTTTAAACGATATTGATAGTTCAGGTTCTAGAGCACCAAGTGCCACAAATTTTATCTGATCCTCATCTAAACAAAATATAGCTCCATCATCGAACTGGACATCATAAAGTGTAGGTTTTACATAGTTGCCTTTACTTATAACGCACGTATGGATTACTTTACCAATCTGGCCAATATATTCTTTTTTGAGCTTTCCTGTGCTACTTACCAATTTATGCTCATATCCATCAGTTAAGCTTAATAGTTTTACTTTTGTATACATTTAAAATTCATTCCTCTTTTTGACTATAAACTGTCTCACAGTTTTCTAATACTTCTTCAATCATTGCTTTTGCTCCTTTAGCTTTTTACAAATTCTTCTTTTGTGAATCTGTTTTTTTCTAATCATTCTTTTCCAGCCATTTCTCTTTCTCCCGTTTACAAGAACATCGTAATAATTTTTTAATTTTTTTGATGCTAAACTATATTCTTTTTCAATTCTATCTATCTCTGCTTGTTGTTCTTTTGTTGGATTTCCATCGCTCAATGCGTAAAGCACGTACATACTTCCATAATACTTTTCTATACACTTATCATTAAGTTCACAAAGCTTTTTTGCTTCGTTGTACCTTAAATTGCATCCTCCTTTTGTTTCAAATTTTTCTGGTACGTCATCTCCAAATACTGCACAACCATATTCAGTGCCATATTCGTTTGATTGACAATATTCGAAATCACATTTATTACACTTCATTCTCTTCTCCTTTAAGACCTTCAAGTTCTTTATTTAAAACTCGAATCTCAACAAGATGCTCATCGAGCTTATATTCGAGATATTCAATAATTGCTTTTTCGATTTTTGACTTTGCTTCATCAATTGATTTAGCTTTTAGTGGCATCAAAGAACCAGGCCTCAATACAACATAGCAGCTATAAGTATATCGTTCTTTAACACACCCTTTCTCTACGTTTAGTACTGCGATTGGCCTTCTTTCTTCCGGCTTCCATGTTCCAGGAAATGCATAACAATATAGATTATAACTATTGTATTTCTTGTTGTATTCCCACCATTTACTCATTTTCATTCTCCTAACTTACTGATTGCTAAGTATTCAACATCTTGTTGGCCTTCCCACCAATCATCTAGCCAACATACTCTTCCGTCATATTCGCATCCCCATGATGCAGCTTCTACGGAATATTGCCATTCTTGTTTAAATACATCTGTGTTATATCTATATCTTAGATAAACAAGGAAGCTTGAATCATCACTTTCTGCTATGTAGTCATTCAATTCATCTTCTGTCATCCCTTTTTTTAACGGAACAAATCTAATTGCAGGAGCTTTGATTTCAACTAGCTTTTCTTCTTCTGCGAATCTATCTACAAGCTCTTTCAATGTATCCAATTGCTTTTTATAATTATCATTCGCAATTAATGCTTCTCTTTGCTTGTGCTCATCTCCTGGATGTATAAAATCAAACAAATAAAACGAATTCAAATTATGCAATGCATATTGATATTTGTTCATGATTCACCACCTAAAGATTCTCTCAAGAAACATAAATGCTTCTCTAATCAGCTCAACAATAAAGAAAATTGGCCACAAAACAATAACTAATGCCGCAAATTTTTCAACATCAATAAAAGGTTTGCCAATGAAAAATATTGTGAAAACTAACAAACCCAAAATAAAATATAAAAGCATTAAATAAATTATTGATTCCGACATTTATTTTCCTCCAATTTATGTAGTTCATATTGATATTTATTCATGATTCTCATTCTCGTCAGTAGATTTAAACTTATGAATCCAGCTTTGCAAATATTCGATTTGTTCTTGAACGAATTCAACAATTTTTTCTTCTGCTTCTAATTTAGCTTCTTCGATTGTTTCTGCATATAAATCATAAGGTTCGTCACTTTCATATGTATCTTCAATCTCAAAATCCGCATAGAACGCTCCACAATCATGAAATATAGTTGCGATAATTTCATCTTCGTAAAATCTTGTAAAATGTAGCTTATAATTCAAATCTTCTTCGTCGTATTCCCAATATTTATCTTTGTTACTGTAGTTTTTAGACATTGATCTGTCCTCCTATTTATATTTCATACTTTCCAGCATATTCTTCTTAGCTTTGTTTGTGGTTCTAGTATACAAAGATGTTGTCTGTATTGAATTGTGGCCAAGAATATCCATCAAATCCGTTACCTGTCCTCCAGCATCCAAATAGTTAATTGCGAACATATGTCTGAATGCATGAGGATGGATTTTATCCAGGCTTATGCCTCTACATTTTCCTGCAACCTTCTTCAACTGGTAGTAAATCTGTTTATAGGTTAAAAAAAAGATTTTTCCTGACTTTATCTTTTCCGTTCTGCAATACTTTAATATTTCACGCTTTAAATCATTTCTCAGAATCACATCACGAATCTTACCTTTATTTTTGACTGTGATATAATTTGCTTTTACATTTTCTACTGTGAAATAACTTAACTCGCTGACACGTATGCCAGTGTAAGCAAATATCTTCATGATCAGATAAATATCCATTCGATTGCATTGTTTAGCCATTCTGCACATTCTCTTAAAATCAGATGGTTCAATCACATCATCCAATGATGCAGCTTGTTGAATCTTGATGTTCTTCAGAGTCATTTTAGAATGATGAGTGCGCAACAATTCGTCTGGATCCAAATCCTTTTCGACCAATTCACAATACTTTATAAACCTATTTGCGATAGTGATATAGTTCTTAACCGTTGCCGGTGCATACTCTTCTTCTAGATTCTTTTTAAAGCCGATAATATCAAGCTTACAGATATCATCGACCTCAAAAGAATTTACAAACAGTTCAACAACCTGTCGATAATGAACCAATGAATTTTTAGACTTTTCATTTTCCGTCTCAAACGCGATAAATTCATCGACTTTGCTAACTAGAAACTCTTTATTCATGGCTTAGCCTTGAAGAAATATCCTGGTAGTTCTTGAAGGCTCATCGTCTACAATCTCAACAATTTGTCTTTTGCCAAAGTAATTCTTGGCTTTACTTAAACATGGAAATCTATGAGTTCCATTCACTGAAAACATAATTTCCTGATAATCTTTCACAACACTGATTTCCACGGGTCTAAATGTTGTATTCTTTAAATCTCTTAAAATCACGATATCAACTCCTTATTTATCTTAAATTTATCCGCCCATTCCCTGACAAAGCTAAATGCATCATCTGGAGGGACTGCATTATGATCTGCTCTAAATTGCCAAATAACCTTATGTTTCAATTCAAGCGTATACAAAGGAACATCCGGTTTATCACTTAAACGAACAAACATGATTTCCGTATGTCCTTTTGATACATCTGCCGCATACGTTCTTACGCAATGGTTCAATACTTCAGATTCCTTCTTCAATTCAGCATTCGATTTAACAGGCCGAATCAAATACTTTCCATTTGAATAACTCAACTCAACATGCTTTTCATAGTTCTCAAGAATCCCCTGTTCAAACCTGGCACCTTCTGTAGCACGCATAGCTTTATAGGCTGCACTATGTGCTTCTACTAAATTCGATGGTGTTAGAACTTTATAAGACTTCATGTCCGCTCCAATTGTTTCCGCGAACTTCAAATAATCTTCATAAATATTTATGTTCCAATCATCTATCTTCGATGCGTACTCCAATACTCGTGGACACATATACTTACGTATATGCTTGAAATTCAAATGTCTAATTTTCAATAATTCTTTTTCGTTGGCCCATGAATATTTCCTGCATAACATCAAATGTGTGTAATCCATCTGTGGAAGAAGCGGAACAAACTTACGATCAACCTTGAATATCTTGTCCAGGCTCTTTTGACTTAGATCAAGAACCCGAAGGCTTGAAATGAACTGACTCAAATCTGCCTTCACTAAATATTCGATTTTAGGTTCTTTTCGATATGCACAAACATAATCAAAGAAATCCAATCCGGATTGATTTAATTCGGATTGATACTGGCAATACGGAATGTTCAATAACATGATCCAGTCTTCAATTGAGTACATCCTCAACGGATAGAAATTAAATTTGCTGTCACTGATCCAAAACTTCAAAGGATAATCGAAATCAACCCTTTTACCAAACATTCCGCAATACAGATTGCCAACCAGAAACTTCTTTTCGCCTTCTATGTATCGAGCTACTTCCTGGATTTTCAGTTCTACTGTATGATTCGGATTCTTGAACAATTGAAATCCAAATATTCGCTTTAATAGCTTTCCGTAATACATTTCCAGTGTTTCAACAAAATAAGTTCGGCTACAAGCCTCTTTTGCGAGCCATAAATCCATTTTTGAAAAAATAAACTCTTCAATGCCTTTTGGCCATGTGAGCTTCCTTGTCTGTAATCTCTCTAAAATAGACTTTCCTGTGTCCATTCTGATTCTTCTTTCTTAGGCTTTTTCTTTTTCTCGACGCTCTTTTTAACAATTGCCTTTGCAGATTCAAGATTCAAACGTGAAGGCTGCTCTTCATCACCAACAACGTCCTCTTCATCGTAGTAATGAACGGCCAAGCCGAACACTTCTTCACCGCTGATTGTTGCACAGTTTTCCACTGCCTTCTTTTTAGCTTCAGAAACAATGTAATTCCACATTCCGTCGATAGACTTCTTAGGATTATCCAATTTCGAAACCATGTCATTACGTGACATCAAATATTCGCAGATTATTTTCAATCCTTGATTCTGCTTGATTGCCTTATATTCATCTTCAAATTTAGACATACAGACCTCCTAGTATGTCTTTACAGGCACAAGCACACTCATCAACTTTAAAACATCGCACGAACCACGAACAATCAATGGCTTTCCGATTCCTGGAGTTGTAATCTGAACTTTTTCAGAATTAATAACATCAAGTGCATCTCTTAAATACTTTCCATTTAAATTGAATTCGATTGGATCCGACATCAATTCAACTGTTTCAAGCTCTTCATATGTTTCTCCAATCATTTCAGATTTTGAATCCACATGAGATTCTTCGGTACCAAACGACAAATGCACAATTTGTTTTCCATCAGATTTCACAAAATCGCAACGCTTGATTGCTTCTAACAATTCGTTCTTATCCATTTCAACGTGATACAAACAAGATTTTGGAATGATTCTAGAAACATCTGGGTATGTTCCGTTTAAAAGTTGTGACTGGTACATCATATCGTTTGTTTTAAATTGAATTTTTTTCTCATCATAGAAAACAGAAACTTCATCATTGAATGTTTTCAAAAATTCCACACAAGCCTGTCTAGGGATTGTAATACTGGTATCCTTGCAATCCATATCAATAAATGCATATCGATTCATTCGATACGAATCAGAACCAACGATTGTAACCTGGCCATCGTCCACACTTAAATGAATACCAGTAAGTATTGGACGTGAAATTGCAACTCGTCCTCCGCTCGCAACACAAACCAAAGCTTTTTCGAATGCTTCACGCAACGTTTCGATTGGACAATACAATTTATTTGCAGGTGTGTTTAAATCTACTTCTGGATACCATTCGACACCTGTACACGTTAATTTAAACTTGGCTTTCCCACACTTGATGTGCATTAAATTGTCCGTGCAATCAACATCAATTGATTGGCCAGATACTTTTCGAATGATCTCACTAAAATATTTAGCATCCACTAAACACTGGCCACATTCTTCAATACCAGTGTCCATTGGCAATGTCTGCTGCATTGAAGCAGTTCCATTGGATCCAGTAATCACAATTGACTTTTCTTCTACACAAATCTTTAAATTCGCTAACGCAGGCAATGGTGATAGTTTGTCAATTACTTTCGATACATTATTCACTGCATTTAGCAATGTCTTTGTTTCTATATTGAATTTCATTTCATTTTTCCTTTCCTGATACGATTTCACATAGTCCCATTTCTTTTAACTCATCAGAACTATATGCTTTACTAAATACCTTTTTAGGTTTAACCAGAATCCAATCCTTAGCCATGAGATCGTCTGTCATTGGATTCCAAAATCTTAAATATTCATTCCGTCCTGGAAGATAAACTGCAATTTTGTAAATTGTTATGTTTGTTGGATATAAATAAGCGCCTTTTTTGTGATCACGACTATTTTTTCTTACAAATCCCATTTTTCTTTTTTTAGTTAATTTAATTGCCTTAACAATATTCATTCACGACACCTCACTCATTCAGATATTCATCAAACTTATTTCCAAACAAAATACTAGGCTTCAAATAAGATTTCATGACTGGATCAGACTTCCATACATCACATTTCTTTTCAATGACACATTTGAAATCCGCCAGGCTATATCCAGCGTTCAATTTATCCTTAATCAACTTTCTAGTTAATTTGGCATCAGCAGAAAATTCCTTCTCTGTTTCAATGTTAAGAATTTCAACAATGGTTCTAATAATTTGATTCATTTCTAGTTCTTCGTCAGAAGAACAATATAAATTATTATTATTCTTATCATTCTTTATATTCTTTATATTATTGTTTGTTGTTGTCCGTTTGTTGTCCGTTTGTTGTTCGTTTGTTGTTTGCTTGTTATCAACATTGGCAAAACACTGATAATCATCGTATTTTGTAACGATTATGAGCGTGTTTTGGTTTGTTGAGATTTTTTTAATCTCGCCTGTTTTCATTAAATTTTTGAGTGCTCTTTTTATTTGTTCGACGCTCAATTTTGTTTCAGTACTTAAACTCGCAAAACTTGTAATGCACGAACCCCTTTCTATTTTTTTACCTTGCCAGTTACGATCAGTGTGATTCACCTTTAGCAGCAAATGTATGAACAGCCGACAAGTTGGGATATCGTCATACCATTCCCAATCGACAATTTGTCTAAATAACTTAATATAGCCGCCACGGTTTTTCATTTCATCACCCCCTTAAGTGTGAATCAGACCGAACTTTTAATGAATACAATGGCTGTTTTCTTTGTACTCATTCAAATACTTTTGCAGTTTCCTTCCGAATGCTTTTGTACATTCGGATAAACATTCAGTAATTACATCCGGATCCATATCCTCGAAAAATTTTAAAAAAGTAGCGCTTGCTTTTGCTTCACTAGCAATAATGGGCCCATCCATTGTGATAAACACTTTCAATTCAAAAGCAGGGCCGAAACTGCCAACAAATTCATTGAATCTATTCACGAGTTCATCTTTTTCTTTGCTTGATTTTGCATTCTTACACTCCTTCTGGAACTGCTTAATTCCTTCGTGTATCTCATCTATTTTTTTTCTTTCTTCGATAACATCATCTTTATCTCTATCAACGTGTAATGTTTTCATCTTATTTTTCTCCTTACTAGATCTCGAACTCTGCAACCTAGATACCACAATCCGCGTAAGTCTTGTTAAAAAGGAAGATAAGTTACAGAAACAATCCATTAACTTTTTTTGACGTGCTAGAGCAAAAAATACATTATGTAGAAAGCGAGTGCGGATCACGTCGATTTGTGGTGATACCCAGGTTGCAGAACCCGAGAAAATAATTTATAATTTGTTTGTTAATTTTTATATGGCCACTTTCCTTTGAAGTGGTCTTTTTTTATGCTCTGCATGATTTACGCAGCTTGATCAGGTTGTCCAAATAAGGCTGCAAGCCAAGAACATTAATTACCTTGATTGTTGGCCATCCAAAGCAATTGGATTCAACGCCTAACTTGTTCAACTCGGTTTTCACAGTCGCACTGCTACAACCAATGATTTCTGACAAATCTTTTTGCGTGATGTATGCATACTTTGTTAACTTTTGGATCTTACCTTCAATTTCTTCGTCATATTCCTGACGAGATACAACTTTAATACCTCTCATAACAATCTCCTTTCTAGATTCCGATAGACTGGATAGTTCGACAAACAAATGCAGTACCAATCACACATCCAATCACTAATACAACACTCACAAACAACATCCAGTTTGCGAAACATTGCTTTCTACGCACTGCCTTCTCTCTTTTATCTAGATCAGCATAACGATGCATCATCTTTGTGTACTCTGTAGCATGTCCGTTGTTTGCGAATGGAGACAATTCAAGTTCTTTTTCTTTTGTTTTAGTTTTTGTGGTAGCCATACTTTTTATCCTTTCTGTGGTAGTTATTGGTAGTACATATAAGTGTCTTTAAACTTCAATATTTTTTGAAGTTTAAATTTAAAAAAATATCAATTGATTTCAACGTCTTCACCGAAATCAATTTCATTCAATTTCTTCTTTGTCAATTTACAAATGATTGATGCATTTTTAATCGATATAGAGCCAGGCTTTTTCAAATATTCATTGATATATGTCTCCGAAACACCTAATTCATTAGCAACATATTTCTTTTTAAGACCTGCTTCCCTGATTGCTTCTTCAATACTGATTCTTTCTTGCATCTATATCACCTCCTTGCACATCCATAATACACTTAAATATTTTTGAAGTCAATATAAATTTTCATTTTTTTTAAAGTTTTATTATGATTTTCTTGAATATTATTGAATATATTTTATAATTAAATAGAAAGAGGTGAAAAAATGAATAGAGAAATTAAGTTTTCTAGCATGGTTGAGAAGTACATGCGAATGAATGGTTTAACAATGAAAGAGTTAGGAGAAAAAGTAGGTCGTGGTGAAAGTACTGTATCAATGTGGATTGCTAACAAATCTACACCTCCAATGGGTATAGTACAGAAACTAGCTGATCTATTCGGCGTTACTATAGATGTAATGATATATGGTGATGAGGCAACCGATATTTCATTAACGGATCACGAACGCAAACACCTAGAAATTTACAGGTCACTTGACGATAAAGGCCAGCACACAGTGGATACAGTAGCTCAGATGGAATACGAAAGAGTTAAGAAGGATAATAAGTAATTTAGGTATGTAATTATATCTGGATTTTGATTATAAAAAAATAAAACGAGGAGGGGTATGATGACTGAACAAGAAATAAGTAATAAATGTAAATCTTTGGATGCTAGTAACGATACTTTTAAAAATATCATTAAGGATTGTAAAAATCCTAAATTCAATAATTTAGATAGTTGGCAACATTTTCAAGCAACAGCCTTCAAAAAAGAAAACAATCCTAATATAAAAAACAGGTTCATTAAATATAAACGTGGAACAGTTGTTATGGTTAACTTTGGTACATCCATAGGGAATGAATTAAGTGGAAATCATTTTGCTATAGTACTAAATAAAAAAGATTCTCCTAAAGCAGGAGAAATTACAGTGCTCCCGTTAACATCTAAGGCTAATAAATCTAATATCAATTTAGGAAATGAACTAATTCAAAATATATTTAGTGACGTTTTGAAAAGCATGCAAGATCTTGTAGCTTTTTCTGCAATAATAGAAGATTTATTAAAGGATGAAAACGGAACTTTTAAATATCACGAAGGACAATCGGTCACGTTTCATGATTCTTTGATTGAATATTATTGTATGACAATTAAACCGAAGAAGGCTGCTACTGATGGAACAATTCATTATACGACTGATGAAATTGCAGACATCATTAATAAAGTTATTCATATGCTTCAAGATATCACAGATTACTATAATGAAAAAAATAAGGATTCATTTGCTAAGATTCTATCCATAACAACTATTAGTAAACATAGAATTAAAAAGCCAATTAATGTATTAGATCCAATTGGTAAAATACAGTTATCCAATGAAACAATGGATAGAATTGACACTGAAATCGTAAAAGCTATAACCAACATTGCCTTGTAAATCACTTGATTTTAAATAAATTCATGTTATTATAAAGATGAATTTCAGTGATGATACATTATATCAGGCACTGCTGGTATTTATTTCGGTAACACATTTGTGGGTGCCGCAGATACGGAAAAGCTATTCGGTTTCGGATAGCTTTTTCTTTTTTTATAAAATCAATAAAATTCTGAATTTATCATTCAGAAAGAAAGGAAATAAATTATGGATATCAATGAAATTGCGAAAGATACTTATTATTTTTCGATCAATAATAAGCTCAGCGGCTTTATTACTGAAAGAAATGCGATTAAATGCTTTGAACAGTTAGTTACGAAGTTAGAGCCAGGTGAAAGTATTCATTTGCCATTTATTGACAAACCAGGTTCGTGTTACTATGCAACTCAGCATCGTATAATAAAATGTTCTAAGAAAATCTTTGGATTTAAATTTAAAGAGTGGAAATGGGATCAGATCAAAACTATCAACTACTTAAAAAGAGGATTTACAGGAACTTTGATACTGAATACAGTTAATGGTGAAGTAAAAATTCAAGTTTGTTCCTTCAAAGCAAAGTTTATATGTAATCGATTAAATGAAACAAAGAAACTCGCAAAATAAAAAAATCCTGGATGCTACCAACATCCAGGAACATAGAGTACTACCAAAACAAGATTAACGAAAGGAGTTGACAAACAACATATTGTTTGACAAACAAAAATAATTTAGTAAAATGAGGACAAGGATAGCGGTAGAGAATTCTAAGTGAACCTACTCGCGCAAGAAAGTCTCTCATTTTGAGGGGCTTTTTTTGTTTAACCATAAAAAAACATATGTGATTAATTTAACAAACTAATCATTGACACCCCACGATGGTTTTGCTAAGATATGAGTACCTTAACGAATATGTTAAGCGATCGGTTAACTCGGTCTTAGTCGGAACCCCCAGCATAAGGGATTAGGTTGTGACTAAGACCTTTTTATTTAGAAAGGAAACAAAAGAATGAATCATAATGATGGAATAAAAACAGCTATTCTCGTTGATGGAGGCTTCTATAGAAGGAGGGCTTATGCCTGCTTAGGGGACCTATCACCAAAAGAAAGAGCTGATGAACTAGACGTATATTGCAAAAGGCATTTAACTGAACGCATTAATGGAGACAAAGTAAATCATTCATTATACAGAATCTTCTATTATGACTGTGAACCAGTTGACAAAACAATCTATAATCCGTTCACGAAGTCAAATGTTAATTTAGGCAAGTCCCCTACATATGAATGGACCAATGCCTTTTTCGAGGAACTGAAGAAAAAACGCAAGTTTGCTATTCGATTAGGACAACTTGCAGTTCAGCAGGCAAACTATAATCTATCTCAAAAGGCTTTTAAAAAAACTATGTAACGGAACTATAGACTTTTCAAGTTTATCTGAGTCTGACATAATCCTTAACATCGATCAAAAGGGAGTTGATATGAAGATTGGTTTAGACATAGCTTCCCTTTCATATAAACAACAGGTAGATCAAATAATTTTAATTTCCGGAGACAGTGATTTTGTGTCGGCTTCAAAGTTGGCGAGGCGAGAAGGGATTGACTTTATATTAGATCCACTAGGTGCAACTATAAAGCCAGAATTATTCGAACATATAGATGGTTTAAGAAGCTGCGATAAAAAATTCTACAATTCTGCTTCCACAAAAAAGAAATAATAACCAAAAAAACCTGGACGCTACCAACATCCAGGACGATTAAGAGTACTACCAATACTCTCACATAAAAAGATGACTACCACATCAAACTTTTTATGTGCTCATTTTAGCATAGAACGGAGGAAATTTAAATGCCTATTTATGAGCGCCTACACAATGGAAAGAAACAATGGTGTTACCGTTGTTACTATACTGATTTTAACGGGGATCGTGTTCAAAAACATTCTAAATGGTTTAATACCAGGAAAGAAGCGGTGGCTGCTGAATCTACATTCATGCAGATCAAGGTTGTTGGAGACCAGGACGTAACCTTCTATGAAGTTACTTTAAAATGGTATGAATTTAAATCTAGAACATTGAAGCCATCCACACTGGATACAAAAAGAGTGTATCTGAATATGTTGTCTCCGCTTAATGATAAGAAGATGGCCAAGATTACATATCTTGATATCGATAACTTTTTCGAATTGCCACAAATTAAATCTTATAAGTATTCAACTAAAAAGACTTTATTAACCAATCTTAGAAATATCTTCAGGTTTGCGAATAAGCATTATGGTATTGTCAATGATCCGTTTTTTAAGATGGCCCCTTTAATCAAACCTGTGGCCACTGAAGCTAAGAGGCTTGAAATCGTGCCTAAAAGTGATTTTAAGACACTTTTTGAATACGCAGTAACATGTAGAGACGGAGCATGGAAAGATACGGCATACGCAATTTGGACCATGTATATGACGGGTATGCGTGTATCTGAATGTTTATCTTTAACCTATGAGGACTTCGATGGTAAATACATCCATATTCGCAGACAGTATATTCGTGGTAAGTGGCAGACACCCAAGACCAAAAATTCAATTCGTAAGATTGCGGTTGATGAAAAGACAAAATCGTTTATTTATGAATTGAAGAAATACTATTCTTCATTTGATGAATTTGAAGAATCGTGGTTTATATTTGGTGGATACAGACATATGGATCCTGAAATATTGAGATTAAGAAAAAACAAATTGTGTGCAGAAGCTGGAGTCCCTGAATTTAATATTCATGCGTTAAGACACTCACATGCTTCAAATTTGATTGAGGCAGGTGTAAATATGTACAAGATATCAAAACGTCTAGGACACTCTTCTATACGTACTACAATGGATATTTATGGCCATCTTATTGATACTGAAGAAGATGAGGTTTTGAATGCAATTTCGAACTTCTAAAAACTCAAAAAAGCTAGAGAAAATCTAGCTTTTTATTTTTTTAAGATATAAATAAGATATAAACGTGTTTTGATATGCCATTTATACTTTATATAAAGCACTTTTTACTTAATTCGTAAATTTTTCGTAGAA